GAGAAAGAGAACAATTTTTAAGCGGTCGCGCTCTCTCCGTGGGTGTATCTTATCAAGACGGACAATCGGTAGAAACTGATAGGATTTTCTTGGAGAATGGTAAGGAGAAGGTTGTTAATACGACTACCGCGACAGATACCCAGTTGCTTATGTTAGACCTTCTGAAACTGGATAGTGAGCCGGTCTTCTCTGTCCGTCTTGACGACCTTGTACCTTGCCTCAAGGGTCAGGAACTACCGCTCTTTAATCTAATGGAAGACGTTCAGCTGGAACTCACCCTCACCGAACAGGCTAAACGTGTATGCATTGCCTCGGGTGGAGACGATACTAAATCCTTCTCTGTTAACACCGCCGAGACACGCCTTATCGCTGATTATACTTTTCTGGACGGCGCTGAAATGGAGGCGTATCGTAAATCAGAACAGGGATACTCCTACACTTTTTTAGAACCTCGTCTTACCAAGACTACTCTTGCAGACGCTTCTGCGTGGGGTAATCAGATTAGGAATGTAGGTGGCGCTGGACGTAATGTTGTTCGGGCTGTGGTCTCTATCACTTCGGAGAAGATTAATGCCTCGGGACCTATTAAGACCGCGCTAGGTGATTACCGCTCTATCGCCCCCGAGAGTTCAGCCAAGGGAACCTATGGAAAACTAACCTCTAACTTTAAGAAAAATGATAGGTTCTTGTATCCTATTGATAGGTCTAACTCCGCTCTTCATTTTCACGGGGTTATGGACGCAGAGGGCGGACCTCCTCATATCGCTCGTACTATGTATGCCCGTCAGGGATACTCTCTCGCTGATAAGAAGTTCGAGGGACACGTTGTAGGAGGTGTTAATCAGAAGGAATTATCGGGTCAGGAGTTCTATACTGGATACCGCTTTAATGACGGAGAGAGAGTTGATAGTCGTGGTCTTGAACTTCATTCTAAATTAGATACTATGACCGGCGCCGAGGCTCCCTATGTGTCCCGTGTCTGGATCTTGCAGGAGAAGGTTATGACTATTGTAGACGGAAAGGCTGACGTAATGTTTACCTAAATAATCTAAATCATTCTGTCCTCATTTTTTTATAAAGTCCTCAAAGTCCTCAAAAATAAAATAATAAATACAACCCTCAAAAAATAAAATATGAAGAGATATAATTATTCATATTCAAGATTACTTTTATTAATTTTAATTTTAGGACTTTCAGGACTTTTAATATTTTTTTTAATCTTTTTATTTAAATCTTATTATATACTAAAATATATAATGAGCGATAAAGAAAATCTAATGGAAGTTTTAAAGAAGTCTAGACCTAACGCTAAAGATAGTACTATAAAAATGTATAGTTCTAACCTGTTGAAATTGCAGAAGCTAATGGATACAGATAATTTTAAGTTCTTGAATAAGTCTGATAATGTTAAAGATAAAATCTCTGAATTACACTTTACAACCCAGAGGAATTATTTTAATGCTATTATAGTTTATTTAATGGCTATATCTGAAAAGGTAGAGGGAGACCCCTTGATAGAGGAATATATAGAGTTAAGAGATACATTAAATAAAAAGTATGAAGACGAACAAGCGACGGGGGTTATAAGTGATAAACAAAAGAATAATTTCGTCCCTATTGAAGAAGTGAATAAAATGATTAATGAAATGGGAGAAGAAATAAAGAATAAAAAAATAAAGAAAAAAGAGGATTTAACTGCGAAAGATAAATCATTACTTCAATCATATATCTTATTTAATATTTATACCCGTCTCCCTCTACGTAATGACCTCGCAGGAATGGAAGCGATTAACAAGAGATCTTATAATAAACTATCAGAAGAAGACAAGAAGGCGAATAACTATCTAGTAATTAATAAAAATAAAATGTTTATGGTTCTAAACAATTATAAAACCTCCGCGAAATATAAAGAGTTAGATATTGATATCCCTAAAGATTTAGAGAAATTATTAAGATTATATATACGTATTAATGGTATGGGAGTATTATTCAAGTCTTCAACCGGTAAACCATTAAGTCGTAATGCATTATCACAGCTCCTCCTTAAAGAAACTAAAAAGAGAATGGGAAAGTCAATCAGTACCACTATGTTAAGAAAGATATATTTAAGCTCGAAGTATAGTAAGGTAAAAGAAGAAATGGAGAAAGACGCGAAGGTAATGGGTCATTCAACAGAAGTCGCTCAAAATGTATATATTAAAAAAGAACAAGAATAAGTTTAAAATTATTTAAAAATATCTATGTTTAAGTAAAATAATGGGATACGATTTAATTAATGATTTAAAGCGAGGAAAGAAAAACGAGAAACTTGTTGTATATTTTCTAAATAAGAACGTATATCCTAAAGATAACTTCAAGTTTTATAAAGACCAATTTAAAGAGGTTGATTTTAGAAATAGCGAAATAGTAGGAGAATTAAAAAGTAGGTATAATAAATATAAAGATTATGAAGAGACCTTTTTCGGATATAATAAATTAGAATATCTTTTTAAAGAGAATGACCCTCGAAAATGGAAGTTTTACTTTTTATTTACCGACGGGTTGTATGTATGGAATTACAGAAAGGACGAGTATAGAGTAGCAGACTTTTATCATAGAGAGAGAGGAATGATTAAACAGGTATACGTCAATATTAAACATTTAGAAAAGATAACAGCTAATATCCATAGTAATTCATTCTTACCGGAGGACTGCAACGAGTTTCTCGGATTAACCAATTAATCAAACGTTACCAGATATTTACCCTTTTTATGTATAAGTCCGTAATAATATTTAACCTTTTTCTTCTTTTTTAATTCTATCTGTTTTTTCATTTTATTAGAGATAATCGGTTCTATTTTCTCTTTTAATTTAGGGTCTTGATTTAATAATCTGATAGATCTTCTAACCGAGGGGATATCTCCGTGAATAGCTATATCTCTAGTAGGAATATGTATCTCCTCTATTGTATTGAATGAACTGCATTCAATATTATATCCATTAGTACAATATACAATCACCTCTTTACAGAAGTTCATTAATTTACCTTTTTCTTTTACACTTAATAATTTATCGGGATTATGTTCGGATAAATATTTCAATAATTCTTCTTTATTTTCAATTAAATAAATCTCTCGATCTGGTTCAATATCTTTAAGATTATTAACATAAGACCATAGAGTAATACTTAATTTAAGTTTATCCATATTATTACAATTAGGAATATCAAAATTAAATTGACGGATAATATGCAACATATCTCCCTTACTGAAACTTTTATTAATCATTTAATACTAGATAATATTTTATTTTTAATAATATAAACCTATGGCTCCAAAAACACCAGCGGGGGAAATGACAGCCCCAGAGTTACGTAAGTTGATACGCGCTCACAATATTTTAAGTAAGATAGTTATCCCTAAAGGTACAGATAGAGAGGGATTAATTAAGTTGATTGAAGGTAAGAATTACAAGGTAGACCATAAGGATAAAGTTATCAGACCTAAACAACAGAGAGGAAAACAGATAACCTTAAAGAAGGCGGAGGAACTGACTAAACCTAAACCCGTATCCGAGGCGGTGAAGAAACAACGTGCAGAGAAGAAGAAAGAAAAAGAAGAAGAGAAAAAGAAAGATATCAAGATAGCTAAAAAAGAAGCAGTTCAAGAGTTTAAATCTAAACAGAAAGAAGCGAAAAAGAAACAACCTAAACCAGCACCTAAACCTAAACCTAAACCTAAAAAAGAAGAGGACGAGGTAAAACCGAAGGAAAAGGTAGGGAGACCCAAGATTGACCCTAAAAAAATAAAGGTTATTGAACCTAAAAAGAAAGAAGAACCTAAACCCGTAAAGAAAATAGTTAGAAGACAATTACAAGAAACTAAAAAGACTACAAGTACAAAGACACAAGATAAACCAGATAATCTTAAAATAAAAAAGAAATTATCAGAGGAAGAGAAAGCAGAGAGAGAAGAAAGGAAAAAATATAATCAATATAAACAGGATTTAAAGAACTTTAATATTTCAGAGTTAAGAGATATAGTAAAACAATATAACGCCAACCCTGAAAGAAAAAGAGAATTAAGAATTAAAGGAGAAAGTAAAGACGCATTAATAGGAAAAATAGCAGGATATAAAATGGATAAATTATTCACTATTGAAATACCTGCAAAGAAACAGAGAGCTAAAAAAGTATTAACTGAAGAAGAGAAACAACAGAAAGAACAAGAGAAACAGGAAAAGAAAAAAAAGAAACAGGAAGAGGCTAAATTACAGAGACAAAAGGAAAAACCTTTTATCCCATTAAGACAATCAGTAGGTCGTTTATACTCGAAGTATAATAAACAATTAAGAGAAAATAATTACGAAGGTATAAAAGAAATAGTTAAATCTATGAGGAGAGAGTTCAATGATATTTATGAGAAGATAGAAGAAGACGCTGACGAGAAGGATATTGAATTAGACGACGACCTATATGACGAGATAGAGAAAGATTTAGATAATATGATTACTCAATTAAAGAACATATCTCAACGCGGATTAAGAGGTGAGTTCTCTGAAGAGTTTAAAAAGAAACAGAGAGAGGAAGAGAGAAAGAAGAGAGAAGGTAAATAATTATTACTTCTTATTAAAACACATATAGCCATTACTCTCGTCATTATCAATAATCTTCAATCTTAATAATGCAGTAAGACAATGTAAAAAAAAGATATGGTCTGATCTTCTTATAGGTAAATTATTTTTCTTACGTGAATATATCTCATTACAAAAATGTATATATGTTTTAATCTGTACCTTAATAGGTATACCTTTACTTTTATAAATTAATTCTTCTCCTTGATTAATATATCCCTCGAGGGTTTTCTTTTTAGATAATGGATAGCTACTGATTAATAATCCTTTATAATAAAAACAGATTGAACCTTCTGAACCATTATATATCATTTCTATTATTAAATATATTAAATAATATATCTTTAAACTTAAATTATGACTATTATAATGTCTTTAAACTTAAATAATGACTAAAAATGACTTAAAAGATTAATAAATTACGTAATTTATGTTTCTTTAAGTGGTAAAAGAGGCATAATTCAGGTTTAAAGAGGTATTTTAATAATATAATAGGTAAAAATTAAGATTAAATAGGTTATTTATCAAGATAAAGAACAAAAACCATTCATAGAGGGATTAACTTCAATAAGCTCCTCTACTAAATCGTTATTACCTTCTTCTTCACTATCAGAATATTCTGAATATTCTTCACTATCACTTTCAGGATTATAATCAGGGTCTATTGATTTCTCTATCTCGTCCTGTATATGTCTTAACACCGAAAGCATTTCAGTATCTCCTCTACGTGCATAAAAAGATATAATCTCCTCGAGTTCCATATTATTAACAATACTCATTTATATTATATATATATTTTATTTTTTCTGAAATTAAACTTATTTTTTCCGCTGTTTTTCTAAATCTTTAAGATAATTAGAAATCAAGTCCTCCTCGTTTCTCACGTTCTTCATAATCTTATATATCACAGCACTATCAGGATCTACTCTCGCGAATGATTGATTAGGGTCCGTAATAGAGGTAGTAATTGAAGTTATAACTTTCTTCTTCGTAATTGTAAATGTAAACTCATTATCAGAACCAAATACAAAATCTCCCCCCGAGTATTGTTTATCACAGATACCTACGACAGGTAATAAGGTTTTACTATTCTCTCCGCCTATGTAATGGTTATCGTCTATGATATCGCTCCTTATTGTATAGTATGGTCTTAACATTCTTCTAGGGAGATTAGTACCTAATATACTTATACTCGTAGTCTCTTGCGATATTGCAGGGTCTATCTGGTTTAATTTAGGATAAGGAGTGGTTGTATTATCAAAATTAATAAGTGAAGAAGTTGGTATCTGGGTAGTGAAATACACAGCCCCGAACTGATTGACTATGTAATCTCTTGTATCTGTTGAAACGATAGAGCTATTAGTTGTAATGATACTCTGGTTCTGTCTATCAGGAGTTACCCTTAATAATCTATTATTCTCTGCGGTTGTAGGACTAAATAATTCGTCATAATTAAATCCTAATATACCCCATAATCCTCGAGAGAAATCTTCTTTATCATATCCTAAATCAGAAATATAAACTCCGCACACACTATCAAAAATAGACCACGATTTAATATTTCTATTTTTAATAGATAAAGTTCTATCACTTTCAGAAGCGTCAGAGGGATATTTATATTTACCTATTATAGACGTGTCATAAGGTTTCATATCCGGAGTAAATGTATATCTATTAACTCTCTTATTTATTTTATAGACGTCTCTACCTCCCGCCGAGGTGTTGTCTATTGTATTAGGGTCTACCCCATTATCTCCAGCCCCTACGTCTGACTGACCCGCTTTCTCTGGTGTATGTAATTGAGCGAAATAAAAGCGAGACTGGTTGCTATCATATTTAAATATAGGATTAGTAGCCCCTATATAATTAAATCTTAATAGTCCAGAGGTAGGGTTAGAAGCGTCTTCACCCACCGCGGAGGCGTTCTGTATTCCCCACTCGTTTATCTGGGCGTAATCCTTATCTGATCTCCCATTAATACCACAGGCACAGACGGACCCGTATGCATTAAAAGACCAGTCATAACCTAAATAAGTCCCTGTCTTCAATCTTTCAGATCCTCCTTCGTATGAATGAAAAGCGTCTGGATTTATACCCCCGATTTCTGTTGTATCTATTGAAATATATTCAGTAGTTCCTATTGTATGTTTAAGGGCGAACCCATAACATAAATTATTAATATCTTCTCCCTCTGTATACGTGTCCTCATTATTTTTATCAAAGTAAATAAAAAGAGGTAATGTCTGGCGAGATATATTAAAGGCGTCAGTACTATTTAAATTATCTCCTCCTAAATACAGGTCCTCTAAATTACTATAATGAATATTATTGATATTTAAATATCTCACATTATCAACAGATAAAGGGTCCCCCCTTATAGTTTCTCGTCCTTGTATCTTAAAGAAATTATCATTATTGAATAATTCAGGATATATTTTCTGCGCCTTAAATAAATCCCTTATATTTTCAAGGTTTTCATTAGTCCATAAGAAAGACGTAATTATATTTTTAGTAGTTCTTTCTGTTTTTAAAATCTGGTTCAGATTAGTCTTTCCTACATAAGTATTTACCTTCTGTCCCGCTATTCTTATCTCTGGTCTCTTGCAGTATATATTATAATAATTACTATAATAATTCAGAGATTTCTGTTTATCTCCCTCCGTATTATACGCCTCTAAATTATCTTTACTAAAGGTATCAATAGAACCACATAAAAAAGGTTTATAACTATTGGTATTAAATGTAAGTGTAATATCTCTCCTATGTCCCGCGTTATCAGTTATCGTAAATCTATCCCCTTCGTCAGCGTTTTTCAGTTGTTTAGTAATTTCTTCCCCGATATTTTCCGGTGAATTAAAACCCTTCGAGACTGATACTTTATAATAATCCTTATAAATGGCGTATGTATCCCTACAAGGTTCAGCATAAAAAGGATATGCACTTGTTATCTCGGTCCCGTCTTCTGTTAATATAGTCTCTCTTAAATTAGTATGGACCCCGAGTTGGTCCATTCGTCTCATAAGTGTAAGCCTCTCATTATCACTTCTTAATCTATGAAAACTCCCGAACTTGGTTTTTTCTTCTCCCGCGTCTCCCCCGTTTATTAACATATAATCACAAGAAGCGAACTGGGTTCCGTTAGTAATTCCCTCATATTGTAAAAGTCCCTTACCATTATCATAACTATCTCCTTTTTCCCATAGGTCCGCGTCTAACGTTTCAGGATAAACAAATCTTCGAGGGAGAAATACATAGCCACTCTCTCCATTAGTATTTAGATAATATTGATTAGTGATATAAGTTTCGTTATCCTTTAAGTCATACGTAAAGGTATCTTCAACACTTTTAATCCTCTGGTATCCATTAATAAGAGGAGTTAAATAATTCTGTCCTATTTTATCGTCTGGTCTTGTAGGGTATTGTTTCTCTTCTTTAATGTACTTAATAGTTCTTTTCTTCCCGAAATCTTCTCCCTTTAATTCAATAGTATCTGAACCAGCCCCGATCTCTGATATATATGCACCCTGAACTGATACCTTATCCCCTACGTTTAACTGAATACCTCTACCTAATTCATTCGTAAATAGAGCCGTGTTCTCGTCATTACCGCTTATAGCTTGGACCGAGTGTTGTCTATTACAATCTAATATCGTAGTATCAGTATATTCCATTTATTTAATAATATATAATATATTATTTTTTTATACATAAAATCTTATTTAATATATCTACCTCTGGTCCTTCAAATACTCCTAATTTTAGTTTATCAATACTGAATTGTTTTTTATCTATTGTATTCCCGTCGTGGGCTACACATATCATTACGTCATTTATATCAGTATTAAATACGTTTTTATCTTGGTTCTGAATGAATGAAGCTCCTTCACCTTGAGAACTCTTTTCAAATCCTCCCATACTATTAAAATATTTTTTAGTGAATAACATAGTAGCCTCGTGTATCTGTACCTTATGGGCGCACCTTATACCGGTTATAACGTAATCCTTCTCGGGATATGTAAATAACATACTTGAAGAACCGACTAATCCGCACTTATTATCTCTTAAACATTCATAACTATATTTAATATATTCTGGATTATAAATATCGTCGTCGTCCATAAAACATACAATTTTATTTCTGGCGAGTTTCTTAACTAAATTATTTCTTTTTTCTCCTATTGTTCTTCTTTTTTTATCTCTATGGTATACTAATTTTATAGGATAAATATCTATCTGTAATCCCGATATACTATCAGTAAAAGGCTCCGTCCCGTCGTCGTCTATGCATACCTCTAGTTTATTATGAGGATAAGTCTGGATTTTAAGGTTATGGATAAATAAAGGTAAAAACTTACTTCTATTATATGTAGGGACAAGAATAGAAATATTAGGTAAAGACATTATATTATTAAAAATATATTAATTTTTTAGATTAAACTTCAATTCTGTTAACAGCGACTTCATATATTTCAGGGTTCATTTCTATACCTATAAAATCGCGTTTCATTTCTTTACAAGCTACACCAGTAGAACCGCTACCCATAGTCGGATCTAAAACTATATCGCCCTCTTTCGAATAATACTTTAATAGCCATTTAATTAAATCAACTGGTTTCTCTGTTGAATGTTTCCCCCTTGTAGATTTAACTTCTAAAAGAGAGTTAGGTAATGGAGGCTCGTATAGTGGTTGTCCGTTGGCTCCTTCAAATTGAGCGTTTCCAGTTTCTTTTAATTTACCATTTTCAACCCTATCTTTATAATTATAACAATCTTCTTTTATTACGCTATTAGGTAATGGAGGGTCGTATATAGGGTCGTCCCCCTTCTGTAAATGTCGGGGGTTTTTATATAGATTACCATTTTCAATCCTCTCTTTATAATTATAACAATCTTCTTTAATCACGCTATTAGGTAATGGAGGATTATATATGCTCTCTCCGTTTTTCTGATTGTTATTATGATAATGAATATTATCTCCGTAAGCTGTATTATGTTTATCTTTTCTTATATCTTCTTTAATTACACTATCAGGTAGGGGAGGGTCATATTTACCAGCTGGTTCTCTTGTAATAGGTTTTTTCCTACCCTCCGTATTGTATGTATTATTTTCTCCTTTAATTACACTTTCAGGTAAGGGAGGGTCGTAATTAGTCCCGTGAACGTTTCCTATTGTACCTCCCTTCTGGTCTCCGTATAAATCTTTATCTTTAGATTTAGATATCTGGGTTTTTTCTTGGCTTTCATTTCCTTCTTTTAAAAACTTATGTTTATGAGAACTTAAATCATACATAGGTAATTTTTCATAAAATACATAAATAAGCTCGTGTTTCCTCATAGGCATTTTTTTAGCATTTAAGAACCCAGCAGGAGAAGATTTTACCCATATTAAATCATACCTAAAAGGACACTTTTTAGGAGCCGTCCTCATTAATTCATATCCTAATTTTACATTACAACTCATAAAAATAGGAGTATTTATCTTTTTCTTTTTCATTAATTTATCCCATAATTTATCAAGGTCTATCGGTTTATCCCATTCACAAGATACACATTTACCGAACTTACCTGTTGCATAAGGTAAATCGCAGAATATAAAATCTACTGAATTATCTTCTATCGTATCTAATAATTCTAAACAATCTCCATTCAATAAAATACTCATTTATATTATAATATATATTATTTTTTTAAGATTAAAACTTACATACTTGGAGTTTTTCTGATATGTAAAATACAGACACTCTTACCAGTTAAATCGTCGGCGAGTGTTTCGTCTTCATTCACTAAATCAATATTAAAGGTATTCAATATCAACTCGTCAGGGTTATTAAGAGAGACGTATGTTTTCTCTGGTGCTTCAAAGAATAAAGACCCTACGTTTTTATCTGTTCCCGTAGAGAACCGAGGGACCGAATAAATTATCTTACTGAATGCACTCTTATTCGCGTTATAAGTTCTGATATTTAGATTATTAAGTCTTATGAATAAGGCCGAGGTTGATTTAAGTTCTGGTACTGAATTACTATCAAAATAACCTCCTCCCGAGGCGTTCGTAGAGGTATATGTATCTATAACGCTCCTACCTTCAAAACCTAACAATAGAGAAGAATTAGCGTTTTTAGTCTCTGGATATTTATTACTATCGTCATTTTCTACTATCATTACAGCGTCGTAATCAGCGAGATAACCACCTGATAATCCTTTATAGGAGTGGGTCGTTCCCGTCCCCATATCATTATAAGGTCTAATATCTACCTCCTGTCCGTTCTGAACCTCTAAATCGTTCCCTTGAAGATATCCCCACCAGTCAGTCTTTCCGTATATCATTCCCGTATTTCTTCCCGAGTATGTATCTATTTTTAGAAATGAAGGATTAGAACCTGTTCCTCCTCC